CTCAAAAAAGCATGAATAGTTATGATTATGATCTATATAAATACGATAGATCAATATCATTAGATAAGCTTGGCACTCAAGGCCATTGGGAAAAAGGCGATTTTATAATTCATATTCCCGGATTTGGACCTGATAGATTTCAAGAACGATTAGGCCATTTCAATAAATATATAAAAGAAACAATACAATGAACATCCTTTTAAACAGGCCCAGTAAAGCCGCTATTGACTCTGCTCATGGAATGCTTATTCTAGGGTCTCTTATGTCTAGTAAATCTAAAAATATACTAGAGATAGGAATCGGAACAGGATTTATAACCAACATGCTCTTGAATGCTATAGAGTATAATCAAGTTGGACATTTGACTTCTGTCGATAATTTTCATGATTTGGGCGGCAATCTTCCAAATCAAGTATTAGAAAATCTTAAAGCAAAACAAAACATAAAAATAATAGCTCCAATGGAAGAGAGAGATTTTGTTTTTTCTTGTGAAGAAAACTCTTTTGATTTTTTAGTTTCTGACGGAGATCATTTGCATGCCGGAGAATGGGTAGAACAAATTTTTAAAATCATGAAGCCTGATGCTATTATGTTTTTTCATGATGTTAATAATCCCGGATATTTAAATCTAAAGAACTACAAGACTAAATCTGATGAATTAAATAAGCCAAACTTTCTTTTCAAAGAATCTTCAAGGCCAGATGAAGATTGCCATAGAGGCATTCTTATGGTTGTTAATAAAAAATAAAATGAAAAACTTTTTTAATAGATACAGAAACGGGGACCGCGCTCTTGGATCTAGGCTTTCTACAATGACTATGGCTATCAGTTTATTAGATAGCTCTAAAAAAAATAATTTTGTTGAAACTGGAACTACAAGAAAAAATATATTCACTCATCCAAAAGTAGAAGACAGAGCGGCAGATGGAAGCTCTACTTTATTTTTTGCTGATTATGCCAACCGATATGGAGGAAGAGTTTGGACTTGCGACATAGAACATCAAAATATAGAAAACTGCAAAATAGCAACTAAAGAATACGAAAATTTAATTACTTACGTTGTAGACGACTCTGTTCATTTTTTAGAAAATTTAAATGAGCCGATAGATTTTTTATATCTTGATTCTCTTGATAGTGAAAGCCCGCTAGCTCACCATCATCAATTAAAAGAAATAAAAGCAGCTTATTCTAAACTCCATCAGAACACTGTTATTTTGTTAGACGATTTAGGAAGTAAAACTGATTTGTCTATTGAATTTTTAAAGAATAATAACTGGTGCCAAATTAAAATTGATATCCCAAGACCTTCTCATTATAACAATTTTATGCAAGGATTATTTGTGAAAGAAGAATTCTTGTACGTTAATCATTCATTGATCCCTCATCATCTTAGATTTAAAGACCTATGAAGGTAGCAGTTCAACTTGCGGCAAATCCAAGATCATTTAAAAGATGCTATGAGTCTTTTAAAAAAAATATCATTGACACTCTTAATCCTGATATTTTTATTCATACTTGGAGGCTTAATGGCGAAGAAAGGCCAGACGTAACTACAGATGGTTCATGCGAAGAATATATTGATTTATACAAGCCAAACTTATCTTCTATAGAAGATTTAACTTATAGCTATCAGCCATTGATGACTATGGCTCCGCATTTTACTTCAAGACATAGAGTCAATGAGATTAGGAAAAAATATCAAGAAGATAATAATGTTAAATATGATGTAGTTATAATGGCAAGGCCAGATGTCAGGCTTATCAACCCTGCTCGCAGCAATAGAATCAATACGGTTTTAGGAAGTGAATTCAAAAAAGAGTATCTCGATAACTTTACTGAAGATTCAATTTGGGTGCATCATCATAAAAATAACTTACCCTCTGATTACTTCTTTTATACATCTCCAAAATGGATGGACATTTCAATTGATGGATGTTTTAATAATTTAGACAAATTGAATATTTACAATCCGGGATCAGAGAGACTATGGAATTATATATTAGATCAGAATAATTTTAAAAGAGAGTGGTTTAAATATTATGGCAATTCAATTCACGATCAAGATCATGTAGATAATTCTTTTAGATTTTTTGACATAGAGTGTTTAAGATAAATTTATGCATAAAGTGGTCCTGTTGGGTTATTTTGCTGACACATCAATATTTTCTGGAAAAATTATTAAAGGAGCAAACAGAGGCGAAAAAAATTATGCATGCAGATATGCAGAGATGTATTATTTAGCATATCTTTATGTTAAAGCTTTTTTTCCTTCAGACTATCATGTCGTTTTTACTGATTGCGGCTCAGACCTTCCAATTGATTGGATGGTAGAAAAATTTGAAGAACCTGTCGATTTTTCTAAAAAAATTCACATAAGAAAATTTTCCAATAAATTAGATCATTTGAACGGCTTCCCAAGAGTAGTCCGAGACTGGCAAATGATATGTTTCGAGAACGATATCGACTTTTTTTTGTTATCTAGTGACGCCTTATTCGCTTATGATGTTTCAAAAGATTTAGAAAATAAAGATTTTGTTTGTAGTAATTTCAGAAAAGATTGTTTTTTTCAAGATACCATAGATCAAGATGTATTGTTTTTATCAAAAAAACTTTTAAAGGGGCGTTATTTTGGATGTGAAAATGTTAAAGATTTTATTGAAAAAACAAAAGACTTGGCTCCTTATAGTAAATATCTTAGCTGCGCAGAAGGCGGATTAACTAGGTTTTATAAAACCCACTGCTCTTTTGATAGAATTGGAAAAATTAGCCGCAAAGACTTATTCATTCATGACTGCGGAGTAGATGAGTTTAAAAAATTTGTTGCAAAAAACCCCATAAGCCATCCATTTTTACAATCTTATATAGACAATTTAAAGTAATGAAATACGAGTTTTTTTATAATACTTATGGCCATTCATATGAAGAATATGAAAGATCTCACAAAGACAGACTAGACTTCTTAGTAGAAGACCTCAGCCTTAACTTTTTAATAAATCAAAAGATAGCCGATATTGGATGCGGTCTTGGTTTTATTTACAATAGACTATCAGCAAACATTCAACCCAATTATTATGGATACGATGGAGCAGACATATCAAATCAACCATTTAAATATCAAAAAGTTGATTTAGACAATTTCTCAGCACCTGATAAACATGGATTTTTTGATGCGGTATTGTGTTTTGAAACTATAGAGCACCTAACTAATCCTTATAGCTGTTTATTAGAAATAAAAAATATATTAAAGCAAGATTCTATTTTATATCTTTCTATACCAAATGTAAAGACTGAGCATAATACAATTTATCCCGGATTGCTATATCCGGTTAATAATTTTGAATATTTTCTTAAGCAAATGGCTTTTGAAATTGTAGATCATAAAATTCATGATAAATGTTTTTATCAAGAAGTATATATTCTAAAAAATAAAGACTGGAGTCACAGTTCAATGCTATGGCATAAAAATGAAGATAAATTTAGAAATATACCACCTCATACATCTATTAATCTTTAATGAAATACATTGGGTTTAATCAAGGCCAGTATGGAGATTTGTGTATTAATACGGTTGTTTGCAGGGCTCTAAAGGAAAGGCTTCCCAATTGTGAATTGCATTTTGGCATCAACCAAAAGTATTCCTCGTTAGCTCCTATTTTTGAAAACCATCCATTAATTAATAAAATTCACATCTGGGAAGCTTATAACGATTGGCCTTCTCAGAAAGATGTTGATCACATAATGGCCGAAAGGTATAATTTCACTTTTGACGCCATGCCCCCTCACACGCAAGAACACTGGTATATTAATAATCATCAAGCAGCAGAAGCGTGCCTTGCTCACGGCTTAAGGCCCCCCGATAATCTTCAAGTTGAATTGAACCAGTATTTTGAAACCCAGAGAAATAAAAGACATGTTGCTCTTAATCTTTTTGCAGAAACTAGAGGAGACGCAAAGACTCCTAACTTAGAACAAGCTCAAAAAATATCTGATTTACTAAAAGCTAAAGGCTACACTCCAGTTCAAATTGGCCTTCCTGATCAACCTCAAATATGCGAAAAGAGATTCACTGGGTCATTTTTTGATTCTATTAAATTCACATTATCTTGTGATTATTTATTTACAGTAGATTCTGCTATGGCATGGATAGCTTCGGGATATTCTTTTCCAACATTTGGTATCTATGCTTACAATTACTATCCTCATGTAACCACCTCTAAGAATTGGCAACCAGTAAATCCCAATGCAAAATATATAGAGAAAGACAAGATATCTAATATTACATTAGAATTGATCTCTGAAGAAATTGACAAGATGATATGATTGTTGATTGCTTTCCATTCTTTAATGAATTAGATATTTTAGAGTTAAGATTAAATATTCTTAATGACTGCGTTGATAAGTTTGTTCTTGTTGAGGCTTCTAAAACTCAATCTCTATTAGATAAGCCATTTTACTTTGAAGATAACAAAGAAAGATTCAAGTCTTTCTTAGATAAGATAGTCCATGTGAAAGTTGAAGATCACCCAAGCGTTGCAGGCTGGGCAATGGAAAATTTTCAAAGAAATAGAATATCTATAGGCTGCGAGTCTTTAGATTTAAAAGAAGATGATATTGTAGCCATCTCAGATGTAGATGAAATTTGGAATCCAAACATAACCCCTCACCTTCAAGAGTTCTTAGATAAATACAATTGTGTTTCTGAAGCAATGAGATATTTTGTATTTTATTTAAATCTTGAGACTGTAGATAAGAGTTGGATTGGAACAGTGTTTTGCCATCATAGAAATTTTAATAAAGTAACTCCCCAGTACCTTAGGAACATGAAAGATAAAGTTCCATGCATTGACTTCTCTGGATGGCATTTTGGATATCAAGGAGGCAAGGAAAAGGTGTATCAAAAATACCTATCTTGCATTGAGCCTATTGATAAAAGTAAATTGCCAGATTTTGAAACATTTTGCGTTGAGTTTGATAATAGAATTAATGATGGTGGATCTTTTATATTTTCAGACAACCTATCAAATGATTCTGTTAAGCTTAGAAAAGTAGATATTGAAAAAGACCTCCCAGTATTCTTGGCTAAAAACTTAGATAGATACTCTCATTTAATATATCATTAATACGATGTCTATGAAGAAAAAGGTATTGGTAACAGGAGTTCTCGGTCAAGATGGAGCTAATATGGTAGAGTATTTACTTAAAAATACTGACTACGACATCTTTGGAATGATTAGAAGAAGTTCTAATCCGAACTTTATTAATTGCCAATGGTTTATCAATGACAGCAGGTTTAAGCTTATTTATGGAGATTTGGGCGATAGTGTTTCAATAGACTCTATAGTGCAAGATATTAAACCAGATTATTTTATTAATTTTGGAGCGCAGAGTTTCGTGGGTTGTAGCTGGGAAATTCCATTGCAAACATTCGATACGAATGCCACTGGCGTTGCAAGGTGCTTAGAGGCGATTAGAAAGCGCAGCCCATCTTGCCGGTTCTACTCTGCTGGATCTAGTGAAGAATTCGGAGACGTTGCTTACAGCCCTCAAGACATAAACCACCCAATTAAACCCAGGAGTCCATATGGAGCATCAAAAGCGTCAGCCAGACATATTGTTAAAGTTTATAGAGAGTCTTATAATTTATACGCTGTTCATGGTATTTTATTTAATCATGAAGGTACAAAGAGGGGAGAAGAATTCGTAACTCGTAAAATTACCAAGGGAGTAGCAAAGATTAAAAAAGCAATAGATAATAATCAAGTATTTGCTCCAATTGAATTAGGTAATATAGACTCCAAAAGAGACTGGTCTGACTCTGAAGATTTTGTAGATGGAGTATGGAAAATGCTTAATCAAGAAAAACCAAAAGACTATATCCTTTCTAGTAATGAAACCCATTCAATCAGAGAATTTATTGAGTTAGCTTTTAAGTCTGCCAAGATTGATGGAGCTTGGCACGGGCAAGGTTTGTCTGAAGAGTACAGCATTACAACAGAATATGCTTTAAAAAACGATCCTGCTTCATCTGTTTTAATTAAAATAAATCCTAAATTTTACAGACCAGCAGAAGTGGACCTTTTACTCGGCGACTCTAATCCAGCGAGAGAAGAGCTGAGTTGGCAACCAAAAATTTCATTTAATCAATTAGTCAAAAAAATGGTTGATCACGATTTAAGTCAGCCTTGACTTTCGGAAAACACCGCCCATGATTGAACCATGACTGGTGCTGCTAGAAAAGTCAGGCAATTGACCGATTCCCAAAAGCTTGTCAAGGCTTTCCTTTTCGATTCTAAAAACTGCTCTTGGCCAAAAGAAATAAAAATAGCAAATAAACTTATCAAAGAATATGGTTTTGATTTTTTGATATTTCTAGAAGGCAGACAAAAGATGCCTTCTCTTTGCTGGTTTTTAACTGATGACGGAAAACTATTTTTAAAAGACGTAAAAAAGTACAACTCAATGGCTTTTGGTTCGGAGAAAATAGAATTATCAGAAACTCCAATAGCTCCAGCAGTAGAAATAATAAAGAAACCAAATTCTGTAAAAGAGTTCCTAAATCTTTTTAATAAAAAATAATATGGCACGACCAAAGAAAGAAGTACAAGAAGAATCAGAAGACTCAACTACATCAGGAAAGTTGAAAGTTTTAGACGCAATCCTGAATAAAAACAAAGATCATCATTACGCTTTTGACAATAATATTGATTATGTTGTTAGCAGTGGTAGTCTCACTTTAGATATTGAGATGGGCGGAGGAATCCATCCGGGGATTGTAAGAGCATCAGGTATCACGGAAGGAGGAAAAACTAGCAATGCATTAGCCTTTGCTAAGAACTTCCAAATTCTTCACCCCGAAAAAGGATGCGTTATTTATATTAAGTCTGAGGGTCGCCTTAGCGAAAATATGATAGCGAGATCTGGGGTTAACTTAGATCCCGCTAAATGGCGAGTTATTCCTACAAATGATTACGAATTCGTAACAGACACGATGCGCGAGCTTATCAAGGATAATGACGGCGGTAATATTTATTTCTTTATTATTGATAGCCTTGACGCCTTGGTTCCGCGCAATGATTTGGCAAAGTCAGCCACAGAAGCAAACAAAACGGCTGGCGCAGCTTTGTTGACAGCAGATCTGCTTCGTAAAATGGCCGCCGCGTTTTCTTCAAGAGGGCATATTTGTTTTCTTATTTCTCAAGTAAGATCTTCAATTAAAATTAATCCATACGAGAAAGGTGACCCAAAAGTTACCAATGCAAGCGGAGGGAACGCGGCGCTGCATTACTCAGACTGGATTCTTGAATTCCAGCAGCGATGGAATAAAGACTTTATCTATATCAACACCAAGGCTGAAGGCAATCCAGTTGGTCATTGGTGCAAAATCGCTTTCAAAAAGACTCCAAATGAAAAGTCTGGAAGAGAAGTTCGATATCCGATTAAATACGGCAGATCTAACGGGTCAAGTGTTTGGGTGGAGTATGAGATTGTCGACCAGCTTTTAGCATGGGAATTCGCTCACGCCAAGGGAGCTTGGATTACCATTACTGATGAGTTGATAAAAGAACTGGCTGAGAATAACTTAGAGTTTCCGAAGCAACATCAAGGAGAAGGTAATCTCAAAAATTTCCTTGAAGAACATCAAGACATTACGAAGTATTTATTTAATAAATTTATCTCTGCTCTGAAGAAGTGAAGCTTTATAATATATACGGTAAAGCTGCAAGCAAAAACGTCTCTAATTATTTAATTGATTGGGAGAAGCCCTCTCGCTCAAAAATCCAATTCAAGACCAAGCAGTTCCTCAAGAAATATTGGAAAAATCACATCGTCTATGAGGAGTTTCCTGTGTATGGGTCGCTTTTAAAAGTTGATTTAATCAACGCAACGCGCAAGATTGCTGTAGAAGTTCATGGTCCGCAGCACTCTGCTTTTAATAAATTCTTTCACGGTGAATCCAGATTGAATTATTTAAAGTCTATCAAAAGAGATGTAGCTAAAGAAAATTGGCTAACTCTTAATAAATTTATTCTTGTTGAGGTTTATCACGACCAAGTAGACGAGTTGAGCGAAAAATTCTTTAAGGAAAAATACAATATAATACTGTAATGCCCATTTATTCACTTCAAATAGAAAAATATGTTTTATCTGGTTTAGTTAAACATTCTGATTCGTATGCAGATATAGAAAATTTTATCTGTGAGAATGATTTTGTCAATGAAGTTCATTATACTATTTATTGCGTTTTCAGGGAAACCTTTAATAAAGGAGAGCAGATTGATAAAGTTCTAATAGCTCAAAAAGCCCAGAATCTAGGAATCACATTTAAAGATCAAACTATTGATATCTTTAATTATGTTAGTAGCATTTGTTTGATTCCGACTACTAAGCTTGGACTTATTGAAGCGGCGAAAGAGCTGTTGAAGCTGAGGATCCGCAGAGAAATCGAGCAGACTGGAGACGAGATCAAAAAGTTTGCTCATAGCTGCGCTGAAAAGCCTATCGAAGAAATCATCACGGAATCAGATAAGATTTATAACGATAAGATCTGTGTCTACGCTAATGAAAACAATAAACCAGAAGACGTAACTTCTAATATTATTGAGATTATTGAAGAGCGTGGAAACAATCCTATTTCTGAAAATGGCCTTCAAACTCCATACGATAATTTCAATCGTCTATATGGCGGCATTCGCCCCGGCAATCTTTACGCTTGGGTAAGTCGGCCAAAGCACGGCAAGTCCACAATCCTTAACGATCTTGCTATCAAAGTAACAAGCATAAACAAAGGATGCAAAGCTCTTGTTCTTGATACCGAAATGTCTACAATAGACATGAAATTCAGAATAGCTTCTTCTCTTACTGGGATTTCAGTATGGCATCTAGAAACTGGCAATTGGAAAAAGAATGCTCAGCTTTACAAGAAATTTGAAGAAAGCAAAGCCGCGATAAGAAGCGTAAGCAATCAAGTAGATCACCTTCAAGTAGCTGGAAAACCAATCGAAGAAATAATCTCTATTGTAAAGCGTTGGTATTTCTCTAAAGTTGGTCGGGGCAATCCATGTGTGATCATTTATGATTACATTAAATTAACTGGAGAATCTGATAAAAACAAACAAGAATACCAACTAATCGGAGACAAGGTGAATTCTTTGAAACAGCTTTCTCTAGAATTAAATGTTCCAATTCTCACAGCTTGTCAGTTAAATCGCAGCGCAGAGAATGGCGTTGACGATAGCAGCGCGATCTCTCAATCGGATCGCTTACAATGG